ATGGACAACACCTCCGGACCGAAACTCGTCAGAGTGGCTGCAGAGCTTCGGAGAAAATCCCCGGCTGTCGGTCGTTGACAAGATCGCATCGGATCTGTCGTACATTCCGGGTAAGCTGTACCGGATCGGCGAGGACGGGGAACGGCAGGAGGGAACATCCCACCCGTTCCTGGATTTCATGGATCAGCCGAATCCGCTGTACGAGATGACTTCCTCCGCGATCTGGAGACTGCAGGCGATCTTCCTGATGCTCAAGGGTGAAGGATATTTTATCATTGAACGGTATTCCGATGGCACTCCGGCGGAGCTGTGGCCGGTTCCGACGCACTGGGTGCAGATGACACCATATCAGGGTAATCCGTTCTACCAGGTGCGGACAACAGATGGCTACATGATGAATGTGTCTGTAGATGACATGTTCGTCATGAGAGACCTGAAGCCGCTGGATCCGTACCGGCGCGGCCTGGGACAGGCAGAAGCTCTCGCGGATGAAGTGGAGACAGACGAGTATGCGGCGAAGTTTCAGAAGAAGTTTTTCTACAATGACGCGACGCCGGGCATTGTCATTTCCATGCCGGGTGCCAACGATGACCAGCAGACACGATTCCTTGCGAAGTGGGACGAGCGGCTGCGGGGACCAAATAAGAGCCACAGACCGATCACCATCGGAGGTCCGCCTGGAAGCCCGGCCGCAGTGACAAAGCTGGCAGATAACATGAAGGACATGGACATGATCAATGGCCGGACCTTCACCCGTGATGCTGTTCTGGAACATTTTGGGGTTCCTCGCGAGATCATGGGAATCACGCAGAACTCTAACCGCGCCACCGCAGACGCGGCGCAGTACATCTATGCGAAGAACGTGCTGACGCCAAAGCTGAAGAACCGGCAGGATGCCATCAACCGGCAGCTCCTTCCGGCGTACAGCGAGGACCTGGAGTGGGAATTTGATGATATCATCCCACATGACCAGGAATTCGAGAAAGCGGTTGCGCTGGACGGTTGGAACAACGGACTGCTGACAAAGAATGAGGCGCGGGAGAAGCTTGGAATGGAGCCGGCGAAGAACGGGGACATTTACAAGATGAACTTCGCAGATCTGTTCCTGGATGAGATGGAGGATCCGGTGGAGGTAAGCTCCGCATCTGCGAACCTGCAGTTTGCGGAAGGAGATCCTCCGTTGGATGAAGGACGGAATCAGATCGAGATTGATCCGACAGATCTGGCGGATCAGGAAGAGGACAAGATCCTTCAGCGTGCCGCGGAGATCAAAGCCAGGCGGATCAAGGCAGCAGGGCGAAGTCTTGAACAGGTCCGGAAAACCCAGGAGCGGAAGTTCGAGCAGAGCATGAAGCGCTACTTCAAGGATCAGGCGGATCACATCCGGAAGTCTCTGAATGGAACGAAAAAAGCAGCGGACGGTGACGTTTGGGACGCAATCGGGATTACGCAGGAAGAGTTCCAGGCACTTCCGAAAACGGAGCAGCAGGAATTGACCATGAAATTCGTGGCGGGGCTGCTGAATTGGGAAGAGGAAGAAAATATGCTGAAATCCATTCTGACGCCGCTATGGGCGGAGACTTACGATAAGGGAACTGAGAATGTGATCAACACATACCGGATCCCGGGGATTAACCGGCCGGAGCTGACAGCGACCGCAAGGCTGCGCGGCGGCCAGAGAGTTACCAAGGTAACGAAGACCACGAAGGAGCAGATCGCGAGGATCGTAACGGAAGGTCTCGAGACCGGAAAGAGTCATCAGGAGCTTTCAGATGAGATCATGAACGAGATGAACACCACATCCGCCAGAGCCCGGACAATCGCCGCTCAGGAGTGCAACACCAGTCTTCAGGCAGGATCCTTCGATATGGCGAAGCGCTGCCGGTTCAAAACAAAGACCTGGCATGTCACGAATATCAATAAGGCGCGGGATACCCACCGGGAGCTGAACGGGAAAACGATCCTGTTTTCGGAACCGTTTGTTACCTCAAAAGGGCATAAGCTCATGATGCCATGTGATCCGGACTGCAATGCAGCAGAGGAGACTGTAAACTGTCATTGTTTTTTGACCTATGATGAGTGAAATACTTTTCATAGCTATCATTTACTTGTATAATGCTTATGAGGAGGGATAGCTGTGAAGATAAAAAAGTGGGCGTATTTCATTACTGGCGGGATAACTGTAATGGTTATCAGTATGCCGTTATTACTATATATTCCTGGTGTAAAGAATCTTGTAATTATGTTTTTAGGAGCACTAAAAACAACGGATTATAAAAGTGCGTATCTAGGAATTTTAGGATCAGTGATTGGTAGTTGGCTTGCTGTTACTGGAGCTTTATACACACAAAGAAAAATGGACGAAGAAAAAGAACGTCAGGAAAGTGTAAGAAGGACGAATAACATCAGAATAGTTTGCCGCGAGGTCCTTTGGAATGATATTGTTTCAAATCATAATCAATTAACATGTCATGATAAAGAACATTTACATTACATAATATCAGAAATATCAGGATATACAGTCTCACGAACCTTTTCGTATAGGCTGCAGAATTGGATGGATTTGAGAAATAGAGTTATATTTGAAAATATAGATGACTCTGAGAATATAGTCCATATTATGCAGCTCTATAAATATTATGAATTTATGGCGAGCTATGCTGGAGATTTAGGGGACGTATGTAAAAAATCAAAATTAGATTTTAGTCAATACGAAGATGTATATGATAAAGTGGTTAAGTATTTGGGTATTAAGTAGCACGCAGTAATGCGTGTTACTTTTATACCCATTTTTAGAAAAATGAATAAACGTAAAGAAGATCAGGGAGACCTGGTCTTTTTTTATACAAAAATTCTGAAGAAAGGAGGAAGAACCAGCATGAAGCACGAGACAAAGCGGCTGTCTTTTAAGATGGACGAGTACGACGAAGAAGAGGGTATCTTTTCCGGATATGGTGCCGTATTCGAGAACATTGACAGCGGCGGTGACATCATCGAGCCGGGAGCATTTGCAAAGGCGCTGGCAGGCGGATGGGAGAGAGTCAAGATCCTGGCATTGCATAATGACTGCTGGCTGCCGATCGGAAAGCCGATCGAGCTCCGGGAGGACGAAAAGGGATTATTCCTGAAGGCAAAGATCTCCGATACATCGATGGGAAAAGACATCAAGACCCTTCTGAAAGACGGCGTTCTGAACGAACTGTCGATCGGCTATGAGCCGGTAGTCTTTGAATATGATGAGACCGGGATCCGGCATCTGAAGGAAGTGACCCTGTGGGAAGTGTCTGTTGTGACCTGGGCCATGAACCCGGAGGCGGTCATTACTGACTACAAGTCGGCAACAGAAGAGATCCGGAAAGAGCTGAAAGAAGGACGCAAGATCAGCGATTCAAGGCTTAAGTCCCTGAAAGAGGTCAGCCGCTCCATGAAGGAGTCGGCCCGCATGATCGATTCTGTGATCAGCGAGGCGTCCGGGAAAAAGGAAATGCCGGTTTCTCGGAGAAAACCTCCCAGAAGCAGAAAATCAGGCAACATTGAAATTATTTTTTAAGGAGGAAACAAATTGAGCAGATACAGATTAAATCGCAAAGCAGCAAGAAGAAAGAAGTCCATGAAGATGGGCGCAGGAGATCTCCAGGAAATGATCAAGGATGCAGTAAAGGCTGCCCTGGCGGAAGAGAAAGAGGGCGATGATTCGGAAGAGGATAAGGACGATGATGACATCGCGGATATCGTAAGTGATGCCATCGATTCCATCAATGAGAAACGTAAGTCTGCAAAAGAGGATGAGATCGGAGAGGACGCGGCCGCAGAGATCGTCGAGGCGATTGTTGACGCCGCTGACGGTACGAAGGGTGATGAGGTGGACCTTGAGACTGTGATCCAGGATGCCATTGACGACGTAAACGAAAAGCGTAAGTCCCGCAAAGAGGACGAGCTGGGCGACGGCTTTGCCGATGAGTTACTGGACGCTGTGGCTGAGGTCATGAGCGACGACGAGCCGGAGGATGACGAGGAAAAGGGGATGAAGGGGACTACCCTCACTCGCCAGAAGAAGTCCGCGGGAACTCTCCAGAAACGCCGTGAACCGGCAAGAAAATACAGCAACATTTATATGAGCAGGAAAGGAGAACCGGGAGGCGTGCAGCAGAAAAAGATTCCGGCGCATATCCAGGTGGCACGTGCCATCAAGTGCTTAGATATCCACGGTAAGGGAGATCCGGAGCGTGCCGCATACATGGCAAGAAAGATGTATGGAGATAAGGAGATGGAGCGCGAGTTCAAAGCGATGACAGCGACCAGCTCTGTAGGCGGAGGTTTCCTGATTCCGGAGGTTTACTCCGATCAGATCATCGAGCTTCTTTACCCGAAGACCGTTATCGTGGAGTTAGGGGCACAGCAGATCCCGTTAACAAACGGCAACTTAAACCTTCCGCGTATGACAGCGGGAACCCGTGCAACATGGGGCGGTGAAGGTCGTAAGATCACGGCAGTTTCCCCGAAGTACGGCAACATCCGTATGTCTGCAAAGAGATTGGAAGCTATCGTGCCGCAGTCCAGAGAGCTTCTGTTAATGTCTAACTTCTCTTCTGATGCGATGTTCGCAAACGACCTGTTCCGCCGCATGCAGTTAGGTCTTGACTATGGTGGATTATACGGCACAGGCAGCGAGTTCCAGCCGACTGGCATTGCAAATAACAAAGAGGTTGAGAACATTGATGCGACAAAGTTAGACACTGCTGAGCTTGCAGATACGAACGGAAAGATCACCGCAGACTTCCCGGTTTACGTATCCTCCAAGGCATTAGGAAAGAACATCGATGACCTTCATGCCGGATGGGCGATGAACAGCCAGTTGGAGGGTGTGTTCAAGAACATGAAGACCCAGACCGGAGCATACATCTACCGCGATGAGATGATGGAAGGAAAATTAGCTGGTATGCCGTATAAGGTGAGCAACCAGATTCCGATCGATAAGAACGGAAAGACAGATCTGTTCTTTGGAAACTGGTCTGATCTTCTGATTGGCGATCAGATGGGACTTGAGACTTACACAACCCTTGACGGTACATGGACTGATGAGCAGGGCATCCAGCACAATGCGTTTGAGGAGAACCTTTCTGCGACCCGTGCAATTATGTTTGATGACATTGCTGTACGTCACGCAGAGAGCTTCCTGTACTGCAAAAACATTAAAGTATTTTAAGGAGGACAAGCATGAGAAGAGCATTATTTGATACTGTGTCTGTTGTGATTGGATCCGGAAAAGTTGTAGACCGCGAGGGATTCCTCTCCGCGGTTTATGCTGCATCTATCGGATCCATCACCGGATCCCCGACGGCCGCAAAGCTGACCGTTAAGGTAGAGCATTGCGATACAAAAGACGGAACTTTTGAAGTGGTCCCGGATTCCAAGCTGGATCCAGACACTACAACCAGCGATGGCATCCTGAAGGAGATCTCCGTGACATCCGGAGAAGAGATCAAGATGAATCTGGACCTTTTAGGCTGCAAGCGTTATATCAAGATCACACCAACAATCAGCTTTACCGGCGGAACAAGCCCGGCGGCATCCGGAGCAGCGTATGCGCTTGTCCTGGGTGATCCGGCGCAGGCTCCGGTTTAGGAGGGCGCTGGCATGGATCGGAAAAAGCGCGAAAACAAGATGACTGCTCCCCGGAGCAATAAGTCGGGGGCTCCGGTCTCTGCCTTAAAGAAAGGTGATGCGAATGGAGAGAAAAAGCCTGCTTGCAGATAATGCGATGACAACGCTGGAGACCATGCTGGACTTCCTGGGAATAACCGAGACAGACGATTCCACCAAGAATAACATCGAACGTTTGATCAATGCAGCGTCAAGTTATATCGAGACCATGACGAATCGTAAATTTGCGCTCAGGGAGTACACAGAAACGCATTTTCCGACCGGATATCAGGAACTGTGTCTGAAACAGTACCCGATCCGGGAGGTGATGTCGGTAGAAGATACAGGCTATCACCAGAAACTGGATCCGGAGTCCTATTCCTTTGCAGATACAGGAGACATCGGAGTCCTTTTTAGCGATGCCGGATGGGAGCTGCGGGGGTACAGAAGTGGCTTGGCAAATGATCTTACAAGGATTAACCGATGTCTGAAGGTGAAGTATCAGGCAGGATATGTTTTGCCGAAAGATGCCACAGAAGAACATCCGGCGGATCTTCCGTATGATCTGCAGTATATCGTGTGGCAGATGGTACAGCAGCAGTGGAATCTTGCCAACAACGGGGCGAACGGGCTGGCTGCCTTCAGTATTTCTGATGTCAACTGGACCTTTGACCATGCGCTCAGTGAGCAGGTGCAGGCAGTAATCAATCAGTATATGAGGTGGACCTGATGATAGTAAACGATACCATAACGCCGGAACTGGAACGGATCAAGGCAGAATTTGAAAAGCTAAAAGAAATGAAACTGCATATCGGAATCCAGGGAGGCAATGGGTTCGGGGCTGGTGGCGAGGGCCGCGAAGGAGCACCTGCAGATATCCTGACGATCGCCAATGTCCATGAGTTTGGCGCAACGATCCATGCGAAGAACGTCAAAAATCTCGCGATTCCAATTGCGAAGAAAGCAGTAGGAAAGAGTCCTCTGGATTTCCCGGGGCTCTTTTTCCTTCGCTCCGAAAACGGGTATCTGTTCGGATGTATCAGCCCGAACCGAAAAGGAAAAGAACCGAAAGTGAAGAGTTCCCCTTCCGATACGACACCGAAGGACAGGAAACCGGGGAATAAAAAGATCCCGACAAAAAAGGACGACATTGAGTTTCTGTTTATCCTGATGGAATCTGTGAATATTCCAGAGAGAAGCTTCATCCGCGCGGGATATGACAGCAATGAGCAGGCAATCGAAGATATTGTTTCCACGATGATCAGCCATGTTGTATTTGACGGATGGGACGCGGAGAGTGTCATGGACCATATCGGGATGAAAATTGTAGGGCTGATCCAGGAATACATGAACCAGCCGTTCAATTTTAAAAACAAGGGAAATATTACAAAAGCCACATCGAACTGGCTGGATAACCCGCTGATCGAGACCGGAAGACTAAGGAATTCCGTCACATACCGGATAGAGAAAGGATGATGTATCGCATGAACAGTTTTGCGTATGCCAAACCAATGATCCCGAATGGACTGCTCCATGAGATGTTTGAAATCAAATCAGGAGCGGCGTTTCAACAGGATAATGGTGGACAGTACATACCGGGAAAAGAAACCAGAATCTCATTCCGTGGGGTGATCCTGCCGGTGAATGATAAGGACCTAATTCGCGACGCGGCGGGAACCTATATGCACTGTACAGAGAAAATCTACACAAACGGACATGCACTTCAGATTGGCGCCCGCGTGATGGATCAGGATGGGACCGTATACACGATCACCCAGGAGCTGGGGCATAATTCCATCCACCCGATGAAGCGTTATCTGATCGAGAGGAAGGGAGATGCGGCGAAACGATGAACTTTTTAGAAATCCGAAACCGGATCATCCAGTGCTTAAGCGAATACCTTCAGTGTCCGATCATGCTGAATAACCAGCAGAATCCGGAAGCGGAATACCCGTATCTCTTTTACAGTGCGGCTCCATACACGCCGGAAGGCGGGCAGGGAGATTATCAGTTGGAGAAGCTGGATGATGGATATCTGGAGAAACGGACCGGGGAAGCCAGCTGCACCTTTTCCTTTACATGCTGCAGCACCGATCGGGAGGTCGGTAACGAGTATGTTCTGGGAGAGGATGAAGCTTTTCGTTTTGCGGACAAGGCGGCCGGGTGGTTCCTCCATGCCGGTTACGATACGATCGCAGGCATGGGAATAACCGTTGATGATGTGTCAGCTGTTCAGGACCGATCCACGCTGATGGTCGATGAAGAGGCGAGGCGGTACGGCTTTGACGTCCGGATCCGGTATG